TTCTGTTGATTCAAAAGTTCCACCATGAGGGCAATTTGTTGGTCCAGTATCACCTAATCTATGACATTTCAAATCATTTATAAATACATTTGGACTACCTGTTGCATTGGTACCACTTCTACTGTGAGGACAACAATCTTCCCCGATATCACAGACCCCAACAGTTCTATCGCTTATTCTAGTTGAAGCTGGCATAAATAATCACCTTCATATAATTAAGTTCTTAAACTGATTCTGTTTTTGGATATAAATTATCAGCTGGATTAGAACCTGAATATTTCGAACTAGCTAATTCCATATGCATACCTTCGTCTTGACCATTCCAACTGCTTAATGGGCAACAGATACCGTGTTTCCCCAAAACATAATAAACAGTTTCTAAATCATAACATTCTAATCTTTTATAACCCCAATCAAATGCTACACCAAATTTATGTCTTGATTTTGTCGCACCATAAGTAACAGTACTTGATCTAAATCCATCAGTAAATATAAAACCTGCATAAGCTTCTGGGTATGACATCTGTAATTCATCTAAAGCATTTTCTAATCTAGTTGCTAATTCATCAGTAAAATACAGATTATTACCATTAGCTTTATCTGTGTGTCTAGACATTTTTCTGCAATTTTTAAGATAATTTTGCAGAGCAGAATCATTCATTGATAATCTATTTGACATTCCCCACTGTCTCATTACAGAACTAGAAACAGATTGACATTCTTTAGTAGTACCGCCACCAGCACTAGAACCTGAATTTTGACAATTTTCATTTGTAGCTTCACTATAGGAATTGATTTGTTTTTCATAATCAGCTTTTTCTTGTTCATTCATTTTGTCAACTTCATTTTTAGATTTATATTCTGGTAAAGAAGTAACATTTGTTTTTCCAGATGGATTTTCAAGTATATAATTATCAGATAATAATACTAAATCTTTAGCGGCGTGTATCACAATATCACCATTGTCGCTGAATACTATTTCTGAACCATTTTTATGTTTAATCTGAATATAATTAGTTTCATCATCAAATAATATATACCCAACTTTAGTTTTTATTTCTTTTCTATTTGGATAATTTTCTTTGATTTCTTGTGGTACTATATTATCATCTTCTCTATGTATAACACCCATCCAAACGGCTGTGTAAGGAGAATTATTTAAAAACATAACCGTAACTAAAGCTCCTATTTCAGGAACAAAGAAAAAACCTCTGTCATGATAACCATATGGAAAACTAGGTGACGCCCAAGGTAAATCATCAGTTTTTATATTACCATAAACAGTTGGTACATTTATTTTTAATCTACCTAATTTTTTAGGATCATTATTATCAACTACAGTACCAATAAATATTCCGCTAAATTTTTCCATTATACAGCACTTCCTTCTGGCTTTTCAATACCTGCAATATCAGTTTCACTACATAAAACTAAATGCATCATCGGTGCAAATGGTCTACTATGAGATTCACCATATATATATTTAACTGATGCAACATAAAAAATACCATCATAAATCTTAGTTTTACCATCTGTTTCGTTATAAATTTCAATACAATCTATAGGAGTTATATCTGGGTAAGCACCTACTGTCATTGACAACATCTTAGAGAAAGTATATATTCTATGTCTGATATTACTGATATATATTTCTTGTAAAGTTTTATCTTCTAACGCTGTATTAATATATTTAGTGCCAACGCCTTTATGCTGTCTATTACCTTTATTACTTTTATCATAACTTTGCTTAGTCATTTTTGTTGGTTTAGTTTGATCAAAATTTTCAAACCCTCGACCAGCACAATATAAATTATCACTACTACCATACTGTTCTATTAAATATTTAAAACTGTCATCTTTAACTAGTGCTGGTGCATTTTTCTGATTATCAATATATAATGCTACTGGTTGTAATTTACCTTCACTAATAGGGGAAAAATAACATTCTTCATTGAACATAAAAAAGTTATACATTAAATTACCACTTGATGATCTACTATAAGGTAAAAGAGACCTAATCATATTATAATCTGTCATTGCTGTTTGTAACCAAGTGTAAGCATAATCTGAATTAACTAATTTTTTTATTTTACCACCATTGTCAGACACTAATTTTTCTACTACTGCTGAAGTATTTACTTTACCGAATGATGCAAATTTTTCATTTAATGTCATCTTATAAAATACAGAATCAATACATTGTAAAGTTATCATCTTTGCATCTGTATAATTTTCATCATTTAATTCAGCGTGAGTTAGATTTATATTTGTCATTGTATAAGATACTACGCAAAATTTAAATGGGCCGGGGAAACAACTTTTTTTAAGTGGAGTATAATACAATTCATCTTCAAACCATAATTCTATTTTTCTATCTTTAATCTCTAAATTTTCTATAGCCTTAAAATCTGGGGCTTTTTCTGACGGAATTATAATGGCAATTTCTGCATAAACAGAAGGTGTATACTGTGTTAATTGATATGTAAATAATTTCACCGGTATAGATTTATTATCATTATCATACCAAGATAATTTACATCTTATTTTATAATCTTTAAATTTATATGAAGAAACTGTTGACATTATATATCCTCATTACTAGCATTATAACGTAGTATATTATATTCTACATAATCTTTAGGTAATATTCTTAACACGTCACCATTTTTAATACTAAATGGATCAATAATATCATTTACAGCCATTATAACCCAAAATAATTCTGGGTTTTTATAATATTTATAAGCTATGTTATCCAATCTATTTATATCTATTTCTGTAACTTTATAAGAAGTTTCTCCATTAACATATTCAGGTATCTTAATATATTTCATGTGCATAGGAATTGTACCTATACCTTCAAATTTAAATATATCAGTATTGGCAGACATATGATGCTTGCTTTCTAAATTGTTATGTTCTAATTTATCTCCATATACTGTTGACATTAATTTAAAACCACCTTACATTGATTCATCTATTTTATTGAGAGATGATTTATAAATATCACTAACACCAAACACAGAACTAGTGTCAACCTTTTTTATGTAATCTGACATTTTAGCTGTTGAATTTAAAACGTTAGTGTTTATAATTTTACTATCTGCTAATTCAGTTGCTTTATATTTCAAACTATCTATAACTTGTTTATACATATCATAATTGCTATAAATTTCAGTTGATATAGCTGAGTTAGACGAATTTGATAAAGATGTTAAAACACTACTAGATAAATTATTATTTTGATTATCGTATCTGACATTAGCATTGTTAATATTTGTGTTCACATTATTAAGTATACTGCCTATTTGCTGTGATTGTAAAGTACTTGCATATACAGCTTTTGCAAATTCATCTTTAGCTGTTGGTTTTTTAACATCTATTTTATTAATATATTTTAATAATTCTTCAACACTACCATATATTGCCGCTATATTATCCAAATTTATACCACTAATATCTAACGTTCTAAGTATACTAATCCCAACTTTTGTAGAGTTTAATATATTTCTGATATTAGAATTTAATACTCCACTGGTACCAGATGTAACTTGTGATAGAGAAGCCAATATATCTATAACATCACCATTTTTAATATTTTTAATTAATTTAGCATAATTTGAAATAGTATTAACATTTAATACTTTACTCATTATATTGTTAGATGATGAAATTAATTCACTATTACTATTTACACCCAGAAAATCTAGATTGCCATTACTAATAGCACTATAATTTTTGTAATACTCATTATATAAATTGGATGTATCAGAAAAAATCATGTCATCAGTAGCATAATCATTATTAATATATTGAGTTATTTGGTTAGTTAATATAGTATCTTCATTAGAAAACCCAGTTAATATATCAGTATTTCTATTTGACACAGCTATAGAATTTTTAAATGAATCATAATTTAATTCCGCTGGTGAAGAATTATTAACACTATTTACTACTGAAGATATATTGGGTGATTTAACACCAGTTGCGACATCTGAATCTTTTTTAGCTTTAGATGAAGATTTATTAATTGTTGGTGAAGTTCTCATACTTGCTGATGATGCATGCACGTCAGCCATCTGAACACCAAATAATAAAGCTGGATTTAATGATAAATTAAATTCATTTGCTAAAGATGCTCCCTCTGGATTATCACTAAACCACCCATAAGTGAATAAATTAATAAATCTTATTGTACCATTAATAACTAAAGGAAAAACAGATCCATCTTCTAGTGTTATCACGTCTTCTGAGAATGATAATTCTACGCTGGTTATATAACCTTTAAATCCACTGT